CTTTAATTCTGAAAGGTAAGACTTAATAACCCAACGCAGACCCAGTAATAAAGTGGTCGCGATACTGCAAACGCCAACGCCAAATGCGACCCATTCGTTCGGTGTCATTTTTCGCTAAGGCCATAATCTGCTTCACTCCCGGACTTTGGATCTAATGCCTTTGCAATAGGCGCAACAACAGCTCCAAGTAATGTTGCATACGCTGGATGAATGTCAGCCACGATTGCAAGAGCAACTGTAATTCCACTAGCTGCCACAGCTCTCAAATATGACTTAATTGCTGCTTTGTGTTTTTTAGTTAGTTTCATTAATTGCCTTTCAGTAGTGGGATGTCGAACTTCTCGCCTGTTTGATTTGGCTTAAAAGAAATATGGATGTGCTTATGGTGTGGGTTTATGCCTCTGTATTTTCTGAATTTCCAAAGCGATTTACCTGAACATATTTTACCAGCGTGGATTATGTAAGATATACGCTTATCTTTTTTTGCTGTAAGTCGAAGCTGATCTGCCAAAGCATGACTAATCCCTTGTTCGTCAGATAAGCCAGCGTCAATATCGATCGCGCATACTTCACCTGATGGTCGTGGGTTATGGTCGGACTTTCTTGATTGATGCTTAAGATCACCGATCCATCCATCAGCTTTCCTGCTGCGATCCACGAAAGTATCATTTACTTGATCGCGTAAAGTATCAGCAGCTTTAGATAACCAAGGCTTCATTAGCCAAGTATTGTTTTGAGTTCATCGGAAGTTAAACCGATGCGATCAAGAATTGCTGCTTTAGCAGTTTCTTTTGCTTCGGCTTCGGCTTTAATTGCTTTCTCAGCCGCCTCATCAATTTTCTGCTGATCTTTTTCGGCTTTAGTTAATTCTCTTAAAGTTTCCTCGCCTGTTTCGCAATTTACAATTAACTTACTCATTATGAAACTCCATATAATCTAATAGTTGTATTTGTTACATTTGATAATGTTGCGCTTCCTGCTGTTCTTACAATGTCCAAACTGGTTATTGCAGATGTAGAATTATAAATTCCCACAGATCTATAATTTCTAAAATCACCAGCACCCACATTTCTATAATAGGTTTGAATTTCAAATGTTTTTAATTTTGTTGATGAAGCATAATTGTCAATAGTAAGAAAGCCTTTGCAAGTTTGAGCCAATGTGCCGCCAGTATTTTGATTTTCTCCAAAAACGCGATATGAAGCATTATCTCCAACGGAAGTTCCAGCCCCTGCACTAGAAGAAGGGCTACTTGATGCAAAAGAAATGTAATTTTCTGCGTAATTGCTACCGCTATCATTGTTAAATCTCAAAACAAATGCGCTGCCACTTATTGAGTGTTCAGTTCCACTCCAAACTAAAACTAATTGTTTGTAAGTTGATGGAATAGAACCTAAAGTAATTCCAGTAACTGCTGATGCAACAGTTTCAGAAATTAAAGTCATTCCACCGCCTGAAACAGTAGCCCATTTTAATCCTGTGGCAGTTGATGAGTCAGCAGTTAAAACTGTGTCGTTTGCGCCAACAGCAAGACGGCTTACTGTATCTGCTGCGGTGGCTGCAATAATATCACCTTTAGCATCAACAATAGTTTTAGCGATTGCGTTGCCAGCATTTGTGAATACTGTGCTGTCAATTGCAGTTCCAAGTGATCTAATTGCTGCTGCGCCATCTTTAACGAGCGCGGTGTCATCTGGAGTAGTCCAGCTATAATTGGTAGTGGTTGCCATTTTATCCTATCCTCATGCGACTATTGTAGCGTATTCCCAAGTCAATGTTGGGCTTAAAGTGTTCCAACGCTCGGTAATTGGTGTGGTGTTCCAACGCATCGCCACTTGGCTAAACTCAACAGGCGAAACATTGATTGTCAAAAATAGTTCATTAAATCGTGTGCTCCATGACCAGCCCTCGACATAACCTTCAAACTCGCCATTGGATATTTGAGTTGGCAGGTTTTTGATATTGACTGGCATTCCCATAAATACACCTAGCAAATCATCACGATCAGCGTTGTCGATTTCAGAGTTAGTTATTGGAAAGGTTATGGATTGAAATGATGGTCTTGGATAAGCTCTTTGGGCAATATAGCGATCAGCAATTGCTTGGGCATCGACAGCTCCATGAATCCTAGAATTGATAGTTTCGGCTTTGTAGCCATATAGGGCAATTGATGCGGCATCACTAGCTGTTTTTTGTGATCCATAATTGTTGCCATAATTTATGTAAACATCATTTCTAACATCACCTGAGCGCATAATTGTTGAAAGGCCAGCACCTAAAGCATGACCAGCATCTAATTCAACATAACCATTTGTTAAAAGATAATTTTGTCTGTGGTCTGCATCTGCATATCCAATATCGCCATTGTTTTCCTCATAAATATATCCAAATGCTGAATTGGCAATATCTGAAACAATGTTATAAATCGTGTCAGTTGTAGTTGGTTGGTGTTGCATTGTGTAAAGGCCGGGTTGATCTATTTCGCCTAATCCTAGATTAACTGCATTAGCCCAAGTTTCGGTTGCATTGTAAGTTGCCCATTGTGAAGCTGCTGGCACATCATTCCAAGTTCCAAGCAATACGCTAGAAAGAATGTCATAAATTTGATTGCCATCCTCATCCTGCGGAATGTTGTCATCCCAAATTTCTTTGGTTAATTTAGCAAGTGAACCCATCGCAATTAATGTGTATTCGACTACTGTGGCTGCTGCTCCAGTATTTCTGACCTGAACTGTTACATCAGTAAGATCTCCACCAAATAGGCTTACATAAGTTCCTGAACTATCTTTGACCTGTAAATCTAAACTGTCATTAATGTCAAAAGGTAATGTTTGACCATTTAAGGCAACCAAAGTAACTTGAACATAAGATGGAAGTGGCTGTTGGTAAATGTCAGATCGACCTGCTTGATGTTGAACATCTGAAATAGCGATGTTAGTGTAATCGACCCCACCGACAGTTAACTTCCAATCAGGAGTAAAGTCAGACATTATCCGGCTTTTGCTCTAACTGCATCAAAACTAATTGAACCTGTTGATCGGGCTGCGCTTTCATTTACTGCTTTTGAAACAGCTCTAGCAGTTCCTTCAGGATCTATTGCACCAGAAACATAGATGTTAATTCCTTGAGCTGCCAAGACTTTATTGTCAGAAACAAATTGCTGAGAAGATAAAGTTTCAGCCTGTTTTTCTAATACTCTGAATTCTTTAGTTAATTTATTAAATTGTTGCTCAGCCGCTTTTCTAGATATTCCATCAGTTGCTACTTGGAATGTTAAATCAGCAAATTGATCTTGAATGTTAGTTAAACGCTCTGCCAAATTCTTAAGGCTAGTTGCACCTGTTGGTGTAGTTCCGGCAGCCCCACCACCTGCACCACCAACTGCACCACCAACTGCACCACCACCTACTTCAGCGCCAGCAAGACCAGCAGCGCCAGCAATTGCGGCAGCTGCGCTAGATGCTAAATTAGCACCTGTTTGATATCCACCATCAACAGCTCCACCGCCGCCACCACCAATTAAAGGTATGTTTACGCCAGGTATTTTATTTATTCCTCTGATAATTGTATTAATTGCATTGATAGCAGTTTGAACAATTTTACTAATTACACCAATAACATTTGAAATAACATTGATAACTACAGCTGCAATATCTCCAACAACATTTAATGCTGCTCCAATAGTTGTTCCAATAATAGGAGCAAGGGATTTAACTACATTAAAAAATGATTTGAATTCATCTATATTTTCAGTAATGGCACCTTTAATATCATTGAAAGCATTTTTAGCACCATTTATAATTGGAATTAAAAATAACTTAACTCCATCAACAAATTCAAATACACCTTCACCTAATCCACCTGCACGCTTACTAAAAGCATCGGCTACGCTTTGGATAACTGGCAATACATTATTGCTAAAAATTTGAGTTAGTTTCAATACAATAGGCAGTAGGGCTTCGCCTATCTCTGTGCGGATGTTGCTTAACTGGGCATTAAGAATTCTTTGTGAGTTAGCCAAGCCATCAGATGTTCGAGCAAAGTCGCCTTGAGCGGCAGATGTTTGCTGGTAAATTAATTCTTGGGCTGCTAAGACTTTTTGCTGTGGCGTTAAGGCTTCTTTTGTAGTTCTGATTATGCCTAAAGAGAGCGCAGCTTGTCTTAGGCTGGCATCATCTAATAGGACACCATATCTTCGCAGCGGCTCAGTTTCGCCTCTTAGAGCGGCTCCTATGGCCTGTATTGCATCCTCTGGTGATGTGTTATTGAATGAAGCTAAATCAGATGCTAACGTAGTGAAATCGGTTGAGAATTTAACAAGATCATCTCCAGCTAAACCAGCAGATTTTCCAAAAATAGCAAATGTAGATGCTGCATCTAAAGCCTGTTGTTTTGTTTGACCTAATGATTGAGCTGCTTGCTCAGCAAATGCTTCAATCTTTGATGAGCTGTCGCCAAATAAAACGCCAACCTTAGATACTGATTCTGATAAATCAGATGCAGCTTTGACTCCATCAACTGCAATCTTAATTGCAAATGCACCAACAGCGGCAGTCGCAGCAGCTAGAGCAAGTCCAGCTTTCTTTCCAAAATCACTTAACTTCTCGCCAAAACTTTCGGTTTTCTTTTCGCTCTCATTAATTCCTGAGATAAAGTTTTTTGTTTCAGCAAGGATTTCAAGTTTTAAGGTACGAAAATCTTTAGCCATTAGTTACCCCAAATCTTGACAACATCATTCATTTCATTAGTCCAGCGTTCTGTTAGTTCAGGCTGAATGTCGCGAAGTGTCGGATAGATAAACCAACCTCTTGACCCTCTGCCATAGCGACCTGACCAGTTTGGAAATTGCTTAAATCGTGTTGATCCAAACTCAAGTCCTCGCCATAACATTTGAGTTGTTGCTCCACCACTAAAACGCTGACCAGCGAACCCGTATGATAAACGACCAGTTTTTGATGTCTTTGATATTGTGGCACCATCCACAACTCTGCGAGTGGCTGCTCCTGCTTTTTCTCGCTTAGCACCAGCCGCAGCAATTTCATTCTTTGCGAAAGTAGCCAAATCATAAGAAATAATTTTAGCCTTTTCGGTTGCATCTTCGCCCATAAGAGTAAAAGCTTTGGCAAGTTGGCGCAACTCTTTTTTGGAGAATGCGCTAAGTTCAACTTCTGCCATTCCTTTTCTCCAATATCTCTAAGGCTGTTATGATGTCTTGCGCGTCAGTCCATTCACTCATTGGTATCTGAGTAGCAATTGACAACTCAACCAATAATCTGCTTACGCTTCCTGCGGGGTGGCTTTTGGGGAAACATCACCGACTATTACATCTGTAACTGTTTCGCACCATACATCATAGGCTTTGACTGGTTTTCCAGCCGCTTCGCGCTTATGTGCATGATAAGCAAGAAACATAAGATCACTAATGCCCATTTTTTCCTGAGCTTGAGCAATTGTATGTCCTGTCTGCTTTTCCCATTTTTGCCACTCAGGCGGTTGGGCTACATAAGTTGCTTGCTCGCCTGAGTTGTATTCAATTGTGATTGGTAGTTTCATTTTGCTCCCGTTGTTAGATCTTAACTAAATGTTTCTACTACTGCGCCCTTTGA